ACTATTGTAAAACTTCTGAATCATAAACGGGAACTTGAATTTAAGGCAATGAAACATTTGTAAACTAAACACTATATTTGTATGGTTGAACAGAGATTGTATAATACAGCATTTGACACAGGTATCTTACATTAAAGACACTTGTAAAATTGCAGGGCATTTATCGGATGATTTATTTCAGCACATTTGGGTTAGGATATTAGAATTTGACCACGTAAAATTAGAGCAGATTTATTCAAAAGGTTATCTTCAATTTTACATTTACAGAATGATAGTTAATGAAGCCCGAAATAAAAACAATCCATTTTTAAAAAACCATAAGCATATAGACTTAGAGTTTACTTTTACAGATGAATACGACAAAGAACAAGATAATGAATTTGAAACCAACCTTAAAAAAGTAAAAGCAAATTTAGATAAACTATTTTGGTACGATAAAAAGATATTTGAACTCTATATTGAATTTGGAAGTCTAAGAAAAGTATCAGCACAAACAGGAATTAAATACGGTGCAATCCATCAAACAATAAAAAAAGTAAAAAAACAGTTGAATGAGAATATTATTAGTAGGTAGTTTTAACAACGGTGTATTCTATCACAGACTGCAAGTACCTTATAATGCTTTGCAAAGTGAAGGACATGATGTATTAAAAACACCATCTCTACATTGGGAAAATGGAATGGTTACTGTTGAAGAACTAAAGCAGTTTGATGTGATTGTTTTTAACCGTAACATATCGGACATCTTAGACCCATCACCAATATTTGCCAAAGCTAAAATAGCAGGAGTTAAAATAATAATGGATTTGGATGATTATTGGGATATAGTACCCGGTCACCCAATGTTTAGTTTTGCCCGAAAGACTAATTATTCAAAATGTATTCAAGACCAACTTAAATATGCTGACCACATCACGACAACACATTCACATTTACGAAGTCAAATAGTTAAATTAGGAATTGATAAGAGTAAGATAACAGTTTGCCGAAATGCAATAGACCCAAATGAACCACAATACAATCAAGACTTCACAGTAGATAATAAATTAATGTGGCAAGGTTCAAGCACACACGCAATGGATTTAGAACTGTTGGGAGAAATACAGGAACCAATTACTTTATGCGGTTATCACTATTCTGATGAATGGTTTAAAATGTGCGGCAAGATAAAGCACCCACTAAAAAAAGATATGTTACCAGTGAATGAATATATGAATCATTATCACGATACTTCCATAGCTTTGATACCTTTAAAAAATAATCAGTTTAATAAAAACAAATCAGAGTTAAAGATGATTGAAAGTGGATGGGCAAAGAAGGCGGTAATAGTATCAGACATACACCCTTATTCTATGCTTTCAAATCACATGGTTAATAGTTTGGTGTGTAAAGATAAGGCAGACTTCCAAAAGTATGCTACAATGCTGTTAAACAATGCTAATATGCAAAATGATTTAAGTAGTAAACTCCACGAAGATATAAGAAAAAGATATTTGATTGACACCGTAAACGAAAGACGTTTAGAAATATTAAACAAATGGAATTAAGCAAAGGGTTACTTGAAAAAGTAAAAGAATATAAAACTTCCAAAGCAGTTAGTTTAGGAGAATACGGTAATGAGTTAAAACATTTTTACCAACAAACCTACCACGCTTCGGTAGATTTAAATTGCAGCGGTTGTATTGGTAGAGCATTAACAAGGATTATTCGAGATAAAAATATATGAGTTTAATTGCTATGGCGGTGTTTGACACCGAAGAAAATCAAAAGTCTGAATTGACTTATCAAACTTTGTACTCACTACGAAGAACGGTAGACCTAAACAAACATAGGTTATTTGTAATTGATAATAATTCCTGCCGAAGAACCAAAGAAATGCTTGAAGTAATGAGTAAAGAACGACACCACAAATTTACTGTTATTACTTTGCCCGAAAATATCGGAACTGCCGAAGCTGTAAATTTAGGATGGAAACATAAGCTACCCGGTGAAAACCTAATCAAGATGGATAACGATGTAGTAGTTCATTCCGTTGGGTGGGTTGATGAATTAGACAGGGCGATTGAACGTGATAAAACAATAGGAATTATAGGACTTAAAAGAAAAGACTTATGGGAAAATCCATTTAGAAATGATGCATGGCATTCTGATTTAAAAATGTTACCACACGAATCGGGGCAATCGTGGATTATAGTAGAAGAAGTTAAGCACGTCATTGGTACTTGTCAAATGTATTCTGCTGCATTAATTGAAAAGATAGGATATTTATATCAACCAGGACTTTATGGTTATGATGATGTTTTAGCAAGTCACCGAAGCCAAATAGCAGGGTTTTATAATTGTTTCTTGCCACATATTGAAATAGAACACATTGACCAAAAAGAAACACCACATTGGCAATGGAAAAGAGATGAAGCCGAAAAGAAGAATGTTGAACAACAAAGAACAGTTTGGGAATATCACAACAAAAAAAGAAGCATTTATTATAATCCATATGAAAAATAAAATACCACACATTTACGAATCAATAACAGGTTGGTTCAGTTTTCAGGACTTTTATAGTTTAATCGTTAAAAAATTACCTTCGGGTTCAAGGCTTGTGGAGGTGGGTACTTATTATGGGTGTTCTTTTTCTTACTTGGTCATCGAATCGTTAAACGCAGGTAAAGTATTTGACATTGTTGGAATTGATGCAGCACCTGAAGGATGGGGAGTTGAAGAAAACTTTGACAAAAATATGAAACCCTTTGAAGGTAAGTATCGTAAAATGTTTGGGGGTAATTCCTTCGATAGGATAAAAGAATTTGAAGATGAATCTGTAGATTTTATGTTCATTGATGCAAACCACACCTATGAATTTGTTATTAGGGATATTCAGGCAGCATTACCAAAGATGAAACCGGGTGGAATAATTGCCGGGCATGATTTCAACGGTTCGCATCCCGGAGTAGTTCAGGCGGTTATTGAATCTTTTATTGGTGATATTAATTTAGGGCGAGAAGGTGCATACCACAAACCAAATACAGCCGATGGAAAACCGGGTAAAGGATTAGAGTATCTAAAAGGTCAGGATGTATGGATTGTACAGTTATAATAACTGCCAACGGTTCAGGGGAACGAATGAAGGCTATAACTGATAGTCCTAAATTTTCTTTGTACTATGGTAATAAAAGAATACTTGAACATTTATTAATTATTTTCCCAACTGCGAAAGTATTAACCCATTATTCGATTTCCTATATTGACCAGTCTAATATAATCAAATGCAAACCGACTAATTCCCGAAAAGAAACACTTGAAAACTTAAAGGGAATGAAAAATGTTTTGGTTGTTGATTGTGATATATTAGTTGAAAATATGTCATTTGCTTTTATCCAAAGGGATATACTATTTAAAAAAGGAAATGTAAACTCAGGACTTTATTATTTTGCACATATAAACAAAGCACTGGCAAAAATGCAAGGTGATGCAATCGAAACAGGAATGAACAATCCTTTAATTCATCCACTTGAAACAATCCATTTAGGCACACCCGAAGAATATTATAACGCAATACTATGATAATATCAATTGACTTCGATAACACCCTTGCAATGGGCAACGGTTCACACATTGAACTACTCCAACCTAACCAGGAATTAATAGAACGGTTAAACAAAGTTAAAGGCTATAAAAAAATAGTAACCGCAAGGGGTGCAAAGTATGGATTAGATGAAGACATTAAACGAAAGATTTATGAACTACCAATAAAAATATGGTTAAACACTTATGGGGTAAAGTTTAATGAAATTTCATTTAATAAAGAATATGCACATCTTTACATTGATGACATGACCATCCGACCTGATGAAGATTTCACCGAAATACAATCCAAGTTTACAGGTAATCAAATAATTCAAACTAAAGACAGCGTTATCAAATATTGTAAAACATCACTTCAAGAAGCTAAGTGGTATGAGTTAGCCGGGTACGAAGGATTAAACATTCCTAAAGTTTTATTTGTAAATGATGAATTGATTATTACTCAAAAGATACAAGGCAATAAACCTACTCCCGAAGATATATTAGACCTACTGATTAAATTTAAGGAAATAAAATCATATTCACAGGCGAATTTCCAAACCTACATTGATAACATACCACACCCAAAGATTAAAGAATACTTAGGTGACATCTCTAAACAAATGAAACCTACTTTTTTTCATGGTGACTTATCAACTACCAACGTATTAACCCGATTTGGTAAAACTTATCTAATAGACCCAAACTATAAAGGAATATTTGGGAATTACCAAACCGATGCAGGTAAAGCTATATGGTCTTTCCTTGTTTATGAACGTGACTTACAATCCGCAAAAAGAATAAGCCATGATAAGAATGTATGGTTATTAGCAGCAGCCGAAGGAAGTAGAGTAGCAAAGTATAACGAAAAGTATAATTCATTTGTAAATAATATCCTTGACATCTATGAGAGTATGCCTGATTTATAGTGGATGGCTAAGAACCTACCAACAATGCAAACCTAATCATATTGAAATGTTAGGAGTTTATGATGAATTTCACATCAACGAAAACAACACTGATATAGATTATCACAAAGAAGACATAGAAGAATACAACCTTCACCGCATCCCCGAAACAGTTGTAAGACATACAATGAACCAATGGAGAAATAATTGGTTAGCATTTAACAAAGTACCAATGATGAGTTATGACATACTTGTAAGAATGCGTTATGATGTGGAACTAACAAACAAAATTGACTTTTCTACTTATAATATTGAGGACAATGTTGTTTATATTCCCGAAGGAAATGATTACCGGGATGGATGCAATGACCAGTTAGCTTTTGGAAACTTTATAACTATGCAAAAATACTTTTCAGTATATCAACATCATAAAGAAATATTTAGCAAAGGTTATAAGTTCCACACCGAAAGCTATCTTAAAAGAAACCTTGAAATGCAAGGAGTAAAAATAATTAGAATACCAACACAAACAATAATTAAAAGGTAATGGGAGTACACAAAGCAATAGAAAGCCCTGAAAAGATGCTTGAACTCTTTGAAAATTACAAACGATTAACTAAACTTAATCCTATTATAGTAGTTGATTTTGTAGGAGGGAAAGGAAGCAGAGCAGAAAGGGAAAAGGAAAGACCATTAACAATGGAAGGATTTGAAAACTTTTGTTTTAAAGAAGGATTGATAGGTGATTTAAGTCATTATTTTTGCAATTTAGAAGATAGATATTCAAGTTTCGTAGCTATCTGTTTATATATAAGAAAAGAAATAAGACAAGACCAAATCGAAGGCGGCATGGCAGGTATATACAACCCAAGCATCACCCAACGATTAAACGGATTAGTTGAGAAGACACAAACCGATTTAAATGCTAACGTAAACATTCTAAACATAGACCCTCTTGAATGATTCAGCAGACCACAGCACTAAGAAAGATAAGCGGATTAAAGAAGCGTATTAAAGTAATACGAGGTGGTCAAGGTGCAGGTAAGACAATTTCAATATTAATTCTATTAATCAATCACGCCAGTAGCAAAGCCAACAAAGAGATTCTAATAATATCAGCAGAACTAACTAAGATGCGTTTAACGGTCATCAAGGACTTTGTTAAAGTAATGCAGTCATCAGGTATATATAATGAAAACAGATTTATAGGTGGAACATTATATAGGTTTAAAAATGGTTCATTCATTAAGTTTATTGGATTAGATAAGGAAGACATAGGCAAAGGATTAAGATGTGACATAGCTTATTTTAATGAGGTAAATAAAATAGACTTTGAAAGTTATAGGCAAGTAGCAAGTAGAGCAGATAAGATAATAAGCGATTATAATCCTGATGCAGAGTTTTGGATTGATAAAGAAGTAATAGGACGCAGCGATTGTGATTTCCTGCAATTAACATACAAAGACAATGAACTTTTAGGAGAGAACGAAAGAAAAGAGATACTAAGCTATAAAGACAAAGGATATAACCCCGATGGCACTATATTAAATGAGTATTGGGCAAACCTTTGGAACGTTTACGGACTTGGAAACATTGGAAGCCTTAGAGGTGTAGTGTTTAGTAATTGGACAGACATTGAACAATTACCACAGGAAGCTAAACTATTGGGTTACGGTGCAGACTGGGGATTTACTAACGACCCAACA